GGTGGTTAGTTGTAAAGCCCCGTTACCCTGCTCATAAACGTCTAAAATAAATTTCTTTTGTTCTTCTTTATTGAATACCGCCTTAAATTTGGCTAAACCTATTTTATCTCTTGAATGAGTAAATAAACCTTGACCATAAATACGGTCTGCAATACCCGAAATTAACGCATAGTTGAGGCTTGAGTTTTTGTATAGGTAATTAATGTAGTTAAAGTACCCCGTTGGTAGTCTTTGGTCTGTGCCATAGCCAACCCATTCTTTATTTCTTTGAATACTTGCTAAAGGCTCGTTATCCTCTTGTAAGTTTACAATTGAAAATTCGTATTTATTTGTAGGTTGTGTTCTTTTAACTCGGCTCATTTACGTTGTATATTGTTGTAATTGAATTAGCATTATAGGTAACGTCTGTTTTATCGTTTACAAAACAAAGTTCATTGTAAATTAAATCTGAACCGCTGTAAATATTTAACTCATAAAACCCGTCAGGCTCACCCGCTAACCCATCATTTAAAAAAAACTGAAAATATCTTTCTGTTATCGCTGTGGCTTGAGCAGAAATAGTAGTTTCTTTTTTGGTGGCTTGATTTGTAAATATTAAATCATAAGTAGTAGTGCTTGTTAAACTTTCACCACGTTCGTATAAGTTAATAAATATGTAAGCTGTTGTAGTACCTATGTATATCATGCTAACCTAATAACGATTAATATCCTTTGTTGTTGTTATTTAATGATTTTACTAAATTTGTATAGTTTAAAAATTATAGCTAAAATCAATAGAACCAATAACTTTATACTGACTTTGGTTTAAATGAAATACTCAGGGTTGAATCTATTGTAGCTATAATTAAAATATTTAATCGTTTATTAAAATATAATAAAAAAAAGGGGCTACAAATTGCAGCCCCTCAAAACTAAAACTAAATATGAAAGAGAGAATTACGAAGTTACTACTGTAGCGTTTGAAATGTCATCTGTAACAAATGGGGCTGCTTGTACTTCACTCGCTGTAAAGCTAAGAACGTACCCGCTTAAATCACCTGCCGCTGTTCCTGTTTGACCTGCAACGGTTGTTACATTTAAGCCTTTTTGAAAGCCTAAAAGTAATTTGTTATCGTTGTTATCAACTACAATGCAATGAGGTCTACCTTTTGCCAATAACTTAATTTCATCGCTGTCGGCTGCCCTTAATTTATGTAAAGTAATTTCAAGGGCTTGCTCATAAAATAGAGTACCGCTTTCAGCAGATGCTGTTAATGTTTCGGTTAAGTTTCCTGTATAGTCGGGTAGTTCGTATCTGTAAAGAGTTTTGCCTGTTAGCCCTGTTGAAATTGCCCCGTTTGAAACGGTCAATCCTGTAAGGTCGCCAAAGTCAGCAAAGTAAACGGTTTTGATACCGCCTACTTGCTCTTTACATTCCCACAAACGCCCTGATGTTAAATCACAAGCCATTTTGAATTTCTTTTAATTATGAATAATATACTATATTGCTCCCGTTGGTTAATTGCGTGCCACCTGTCATTCTTGCTACAAATCTCACATTATCTGAGCCGTCAGTTGCAGCCATGTCCACAACTCTAATTTCTGACATATCAGTCATTATGTTTGTACCAAAATGTAAATCTGATTTTCTTGCAGCAACCATTTTATTAGCACTCATTCCGTTTGCTATTACAATTGGAATACCTAAGTAATCAAATGGTTTTTCTCCTACATAAGATTCACCTCTGTAACCTGCACCTGTTCCTCCTGAATAGCCTGCACCAACTGCGGCTGTTGCTTGTTGATATAATTTAGCTGCTGAGATTGGCACATATATTTTAATATCATCTGCACTGTATAACGCATCAGGAATAGCTGCATAAACTTTTCCTATTTCAGCTAATATATTAGCTGCAGTTAGAGTAGTACCTGTAACATCAATTACATCTCCGTTAGCCGCTAATTTAGCTTCAAATCCGCCAAATGATCCACCCTGCCAAACTGCTACCTCAAAATCTTTAGCAATTAATTCTAAGTTCTTTTGAATGAAAAATTCTTGGAAAGAAGAAGGTAACTCTTGGTTTAACAATGCACCTCTCATTTCTAATTTCTCCCATTGACTGCGAAAATCTTTTTTACAAAGTTGGATGTTTACTTGCAGGTCGGTGGGCTCTAATACTACATCGCTTAAAGATACATCGCCTGTTGGTGTAAAATCGCACGAAGCCACTGATAAAAATCCTGTCGTGCCTAAACCTAAATTTCTAATGTTTAATTTATAATCAACGTTTTCATGTATAGTAATTACATTATCGTTAATTGTGTTACCTTGCAATATTGCAGGGTAAAAATAACCTGCGGCTTTTGTGCCTACAAAATTACCTGATAAAGTTGTTTCTGTTGCCATTTTTTTAATTAATTTAATTTATTTTTAAAATATTCTATTCTTTGACTTAAAGACATTTTTAATAAATCGTCTTTTGTTATTTGTTTCACTGTGTTTTTTTCAGGGCTGTGTTTTACCTTGTCCATTGGTTTAGATAATTCTACCAACTCATTTGTAATTACATCTACTGAACCTGCAACGGCTGAAAATTTCTCATCAATCAAACCTTTTAAAGTTGATAATTCAGCCTTTAATGATTCAATTTCTTTTTCAGCTTCAAACTTGGTTTCTTTAACCACGCTTTCAATGATTGCTTTTGCTTGTGGGCTTTGTGTTGGGGCTGCTTCTGCTACTGCGTTTGCATCTTGCTCAACATTTGTGCTTTCTTCTTCAACATTTGCAGGTGTGTAGTTTGCAACGATTCCGTCATTTTCTACAACCAACATTGAACCATCTGCCAAAACGTATTCACCAACAGGTAACGGCATTTGCTCGCCATCTGCCATAATAAATACTTCAACGCCTGCTGCCCATTCATCGGCAGGTGAAGCGATGTTAGTAACACCATCTTCAAGCATTGATTCAACCATGAATTTTACTTCGTGAACTAGTGCGGCTTCTTCAGGTTTAAGGCCGTTTTCATCTGTATTGGTTAATTGATGTCCTAATTTTAAAAGGTACTCACCAATAGTTTCTTTGATATTTTTTTCTGCCATTTTTTAATTATTGCTTAACCTAATAACTAAATAAATGGGCTTGTGTTGCATTTAGAAACAAAAAAGCCCAAAGGAGGGACGCCTTTGAGCTTTTAATATTACAAAAAATCATAATGAATTTTAAAAATTCACAATACAAATATAACAAATTGTATTTTACAAAATGTTATAAAATTGATTTATACAAATCCATTCTGAATTTTGTCCATCTATGTGGGTTGTAATGGTCTAAAATTTCCTCTTGCAATCGTTTAGAAATTTGCTCAACGCTTGCTCGGTCTTTTAAAAGTAATGTTAATTTATCTGTCCAATCTTCATTTGGCTCAAAGTAAATAATGTTTTCGCTTTGAAAATCTAAATATGGTGGTGTTTTGGTGGTGCAAATTAACTTGCCCTTTACACCCGCCTCAACTACTTTTAAATTTGATTTGCAACTGTTAAACTTTGTGGGTAATAAAGGAGCAATTGAAATGTCGGTGTCATCAAATAAAGTGCCGTATGTCCATTCGTCTTTTGGTTGCTCAATTTGAAAGCCTAATTCTTTGTATTTTTCAACATAGGCCACCGCATTTAGTTTGCTGTAATCTACCTTGCTAAATTTCAAATCCTCAAAATGTGTTTCACCTCCAAAGAAAGATATTTTAACCTTGCCTTTTCTTTTTGGCGATGGCTTCCATTGCATTTCATCGGTGTTAATTATGTTGGGTATTACCGTAACTCTTTTATTATAAGGTTTAATCATTTTAGCCAACCTTTTATTGGTGGTAATTATATGGTCAACACATCTAAAAGTTTTTATTGTTTGTTCTTCAAAGTCTTTATTGTATAAATGGCTTAAAATATGATGGTCGTCTAACTTCCAATAGTCATCAATATCTAACACTAATTTTACATGTGCTTTTTTTCTCAACCAATCTGTTATTCTTTCAATTTCTTTAAAGGCAATAAACCTTGTAAAAATTATCATATCAATTTTATTTAAATCAGTGTTTAAAATTGAAGATTGACTTACGGTGGTTAAAATTTCGGTGTCGGGGTAAGCCGCCTTTAACATAATATGCGGGCTAATTAACCTGTGGTAATTTATCGCCCCTTTCATTGTTGCTGCTGTTAGTATTCTCATCCTATAATATATTTACCTTTGTTTTCAATTTGTAATTTAGTTAATGCTACATATCTAATTGCATCGCAAGCATGGTTGTAAAAGTCAATCGGTTTGTTTATCATATTACCGTTTTTATCCTTTTGCCATTTGTAATTCCTAAACTCTTTAATAATATTTGGTGAGCCTTTAACTATGTTTATTTTGTGACGTTTTAAGATATCAATTCCATTCTTGATACTGTCAGCACCTTTTATAACTCCTTTAGCGTTAAAACCCATTAAATAGATTTCTTGAATACTCTTTGGCTCGGCTGAATCGCAAATTATTTCCATCCGCCTATCAATGTTAAAACTTTTTAAATAGTTGCCTATTTCTTGATTTGTTAAACCTGTTTGGTATAATAATTCTTGAAGATATATTTCACCCTCAAACATTCCAAATTTAATTAAAGCGGTTGGGTCATTCGTATAGCCAAAATCTAATCCTGCAGCCGCCCATTTGCATTCAGGCCATTTATCAACTTCATTAAAATTAGCAAATATTTGTCCCTCTATAAATCCTTTTAACCCTAAACCGTAAACTCGCCAATAGTTTTCATCTTGGTCTTTTATCCTTTCAATTTTTTCAATTAATTCTTTAGGTAAAAATGGATTGTCTAAATAAGTAGTAATAAAGAAATCGCACTCATTTTGTTTTTTAATATCCTCAACCCAAAAATCTTCTGATGGGTTGTAGTCAATTATAACTTTGTCGGTTGTTCTAATATCCAACTGAAAAAACTCTTCGTAGTTTATTTCATTGGCCTCATTTATAAATAGTATATTTCTTTTACGGCCTCTGATTTTTTGGGCTTGGTCTACTGAAATAAATTCAAAAAGGTTTCCGTTTAATCGGTAAATGTTTTCTGTTTTGTTATGCAAAGATTCATCATATAAATCTGCATTTTGAAGTATCTCTATAAAATCTCGATACACTGAACCCCTTAATGATGGAAATGATTTACGACAAATGGTAATGGTTTTACCCTTGTGTAAATTAGCATAATAAACTAGCCAAATTAAAATATTATAAGTCTTGCCGGACCTTGTGCCACCTTGCTCAATTACATACTTGCTCTTTGAGTTTTCAAGATGCCAAAATACTTTATTTGTTTTGAGTTCCATCAATAACCCTAACCACTAATTGATTATCTGTATCGCCTGTATGCTCAACCGTTTGTTTATCCTTCCAACCGTAGTTAGCCTTTAAATCGAATATTAAACCTGTTGTGTTGCCTTCACCGTTTAATAATGCAGACACTTTTCTGTTCTGAATTATCTCGTTAATCTTGCTAACCGTTTCTTTAAACTCTTTGTGGCTTTCTTCTAAGGTGAATTTCTCCCAAGTGTAGTAGCAAATGTCTAAACGCTCAATGAACTCACCTATTGTTGGCACTCTTGGCTTTCTAACCTCAACTACTTTACCGCTTCCTGTTGGGTGTTCAACCTTAAACTTAGAACAATAGTCAATATACTTGTTCCATTCAGCTTTTATTTGCTCAACTGAAACTTTAAAGCTGCCAAATGGCCTGCCGAAATGCTCTTTTTCACTCATAATTTTATATGATTAAATCCAAATTCCTTTTTAAATATAGGTATAAAACCGTTATGGGCATCAAAATTCTGCCCGTTTTCGTGGTTTTGGTAAAAGTCAGGCATTAATTCACTTACTTTATTGCCTCCATCAATACCAATTGAGTAGATATTTTTAAAACGTTCACCTAAAAACCTAAATGCAAAGGCACTACTATTTAAACGTGGGTATTGTTTTAACCCCAAATCCCTATATTTTGTATCACATTCTAACTGAACGTAACAAGTGTTAGGCTGTTTTTGAATGTTTGGTGTTCGGGTTAAGATATATCTATAATCAAAATTGTTTTGAATAAACTTTTTAATGTCGTAGTAGATAACTTGGTCGTGAATTGCCGCAATATCTGCGTACTTTGTATGGCTAATCGCCGCATTTATAGTCCAAATATTATATTCCTGTTTTAATTCAGGTGTCCATTTCTCAATGCTGTGACCTGTGCCAACAATTAACCAATTCTTTTCGTAAAACCAACTACTGTTAGCCACGTCATCAATTCCTAATGGTTTTAAATCGTTGGTTATATTCATATTTAGTTATTTAGTTTCTACAAATTTAGCATTTTATTTAAAAGTTGGGCGGATTCAATTACAACGTCATCAACACTCTGTTTAATGCTTCCTAATTTATTTGCAAAATAAGCCTCTATGCTAAAACCTTTAGCGTTACCGCTTTTTATTTGCTCATTCCAAATTTGTTCATTATCTACTTTAACCGCAACCATCCAAGTGCCTATTGGTACATTTAACCCGTATTTTCTTGACTTGTCTTGCTCTGATTCAACTATCCAACTTTCAGCCACATAAAGCCCCTCAATTTCTTCTTGATGTTGTAAGGTGTGGTTATGGTGTGCATTGCTTTTTAAGAATCTATAAGCCGCCTTTTTAACCGTATCTTTAGAAAAATAAACATAAAACTCATTGTCCTCTGCATCCTTTCTAAAAATTTGCTTGTTAGGTATCAATGCAGCCCCAACCAATAACCTTTGCTCGTTATCAACTTGGGCTAAACTATACTTTGTCTTTTTATCTTCTGAAAGGGCTATAAAATTACTTTCTATTGCAGGCATATCTACTATGCTAATTGCATAGATTCCGCCCTCTTCTTCTTCGTCTAATATTAATTCTACTATTTGTGTCATAATGTTGCTCTTTGATTGATTCTTTTATCTAACGCTGTTTGGTTGTTTATATCTGTTTGCACTACATAGGCTCTAACATTGCTTTGCTGCCCACCTTGTGCTGCTATTTGGCTTGATGTTGGTATTGCAGTTATTGTTGGTGTTGATGGGTTAAAGCCTACGCCTGCTGAACCGTTTCCGCTGCCACCTATTGAACCTATTGAAATAGGTGTTGGGCCACCACCTCCACCGCCTCCTGAAAACTTTTGCTTTCTGATTTGATTAACTCTACCTAAACCCGCTGCAACTGCTGCTGCTGCCGCTAATCCACCCCTAACGGGTGAAGTTGGGTCTAAAGGTATAATTTGAGAAGTAAATGCTTTTTGTGCTGCTAAATAAGTTTCAACTAAAGCTGCTGCTATGTTTAATTTTTTTGTTCTTTCAAATGCTGCTTTTTGCTCTTCTTCTGTTTTGCCTTCAAATAAAGAATTAATTCCTAAGATGGTATTAGCCGCATTTAAAGCGTTCATTTCCTTATTTCTTTTTTTACCTTCTTCTATTGCTGCTTCTTTTTTTGCTGCATCTTGTTGCTGTTTTAAAAGTTCTTCTGCTGTTTTTGCTTCAAGGTTTGTAATTATATCTGCCTCTTGTTCTTTACTAAAAATTCTTCTATCACTTGAAGCCTGCTCATATTCATAAATCTTATTAAGTCTATCAATGTCTTTCTGAAAATCATCATCCTCTACATCTTGCTTATTAAACTCATCAAACATTTCTTTTGTAGCCTGTTCCCCATCTTTTTTTATTTCATTTAATTTTAATTGCATTGATGCAATTTTATCCATTAATGAAATTACCTCTTGTTCTTGAGATTTGATTGCTTTTTCATTTTCTTCTCTTTCTTCCTCATCTCCTAAGAAAAAGTTAGCTAAAAAGCCTAATCCAACTTGGTCTGCTAAAGCTTTCATTGAAACTATGAATCCAATTTCTTCAGCTTGTGCTTTTTTCTTTGCTGCTAATTCATCTTGTATAGCTTTTAAGGTTTGTTCAGATTGCTTTTTTCTAATTTCTAAAATTTGTTCTTCTGTGTAGCCTTGTAGTGCTAAAATATTTTGTTGGCTTTCTAATATTTTTAATTTAGATTCTTCTTCTAACCTTACCTTTTCTGCGGCATTTAAATAATCTTGATTCTTTCCTGTTGCGTTTAATACTGCATTACTTATTTTATCCCAATTTGCAGCAATAACACCTAAAGTAACAACTAATGCCCCTATGCCTGTAGCAATTAGAGCTTTTTGCATATTACTTAAACTGCTAATAAAAAATTTAACTCCTTTAGAGCTTTCTTGAAATCCATTAAAAACATCTTTAAGACTACTTGCATAACCACCTGTAAATTCATCTAAACCTCTTATTAATGTTGTGGAATTTGCTTGTTGTTCGTTATAATCATTAATAACAGATATATTTTGCCTTTTTTGTTGGTTTAAATCTTTTAAGGCTAAATTTTCAAGCTTAATTTCATTTTTTAAATTTTTTATTTTTTCCGTTAATTCTTTTTGTGCTGTTAAATTAGTTTTTGATGTAGATTTTTGAGTTGATTCTGTTTTAAGTAATTCTTTTTCTAAATCTATTAATACTTTTCTTTGTATATTTAATTGCTCATTTACCTCAGATAAATTTTTTTCTGCATTTTTACTATCTACTTCGATTACTACTTGAACTGTTTTCACAATATTTTTTTTAAGTGTCTAAACATATCTCTAAACGAAAAAGGCAGGTACTCGTTACCAAATGCAAATTTTAATTCTTTGCTTGCCTTCTTTGGTGGCTTCTTAATCTTGCTTAATAATTCTAAAGTTTCTGTTATCATAATTATCCTCCTTCGGGTGCATCTAATCCTTGTGGTGCAAACGGGTCACCATTATCTGTTGGTGGTTTCCAATAGCAAATACCCCCATCAGCTTCTTCCTGCCAACTATATCCGTAAGCCTCGCAGCAATCTTTATTTGCGGCTGCACCTGCACCTGTTTCTGAATTGTTAAATGTTACAGTGCCATTTACATTAAATGAATCTATAATTAAAGCACATTTATTACCTAAGCCTGCATTGCCAACACCTAACTTAATCAACTCAACCATTGTTGACTGTGTTTCGTTTACTTTATAGTTTTGAATTGAGTTAATTCGGTAAAAAGTATCCTTAACAAATATTTTGTTATTGAATCTTAGGTTGTGAATATCAACTGAATTAAGGTTAAAATATGCCTTAATCATTCTTGCCTCACTTGTGTAAATTTCATTTAAATATTGTTTCCAATATAAAGTAAACGGTGTATTTTCGGTGGCTGAATCAACCCAAACATCAAAATTATAAATCCCTGAATAGGTGTCTGACCAATTTAAATTAAATACACCACTTGTTGCAGGTACGTCTGAATAATGCCCTGCATAACCATAAGTATCTAAAGTATTAAATGTGGTTGTGGCTTCATCATATAATTTTATTGTTGCCCCTTGTATTGTTTTCTTTTTAAAAAAGAATATTCTTGGATTGCCCTTTAAAACTGCTATTTTTCCATCACTTTGACGTGCTGTTAAATCCATCACGCATAACTCATAAATTTGAGTTGTGCCACTAATATTTATTAACCTATTGGTAGGCTCTGAAAATATTGTTTTGTTTTTATATTCACCCTCTACCAAATCGCTTTCATCTTCGTAGATAAATGAACCATACGGCTTCTTTGAAAAATCCCTTCTATAAGTTGATAAATAGTTTTTATCTTCTCGCCATTCCCAAGTCAATTTAGATTTTCTAAAATTGGTGGTTGGTATTATTTGAATTTCTTTTGATTCGTCAAGTTTATCAGTCCAATCTAAAGTTGTTCCCCTATCCATATAAATTGGGTAAGGGTCAATAATTAATTCTTTTGGATTATCTTGCTTAGGCTCAACAAACATATTAAAATGCTCAAAGATTGATTTTAAAAAGTCAATCTGAAATTCATCAGGCATATTATCTTGCAAATAAATTGTTTCACCTGTTGGTGTATTTGGTTGCTTTAATAATTCAAAGTATGAATTTTCTTTTAAATATAATGTTAATGGCGGAGAAGGGTCAATTGCTGTTATTTGCATTTTTACAACGCTGCCCACATTTAAATTTAAATAAAATATTAAATCAATTTCTTGAGTAGTAGTACCACCATCAACAACGTTAGCAATAAAGTAATTTTGACTTGTTTTATAACTTGTATTATTGACAGCAATATCAAAATTATAAATAGCGGAAAATTGACTTGCTGCATCATTACGGGTAAACTCAACAAAGGCTTTAATTTTAAATGCGTATGTACCCTGTCTTGGTGCTGTGTATTGATAATTTACATTATCATAATTATTATTTGTATCATAAGCACCACCTGTTGAATCATTATTAAATGGCATATCAAAAGCAGTGTTTGTTGATATTTGTAAATCTGCCGTTTGTATTGCCTTAAACCCATTATTTGTTATTCTATATTTAACAACACTGTGTTGTGGTGCAAGTGTTATGTAAGTATCATAAATATTAAACCCCGATGTTGAAAAAAATTGGCTATCATAAGAATAACCTGCATCTGAAAATATTTTATCAAATAATGTAACTAATTTTATTGCAGGTTTAAATTCATACTCTTTAATTGCTCCCGTTGATTGAATAATATCATTTGTATTATTACCGCCTAATGTCCATACTTTGTTATCTATACCCCAATTTATAAAAGGGTATTTAATTACGCTTTGGTCAGCACCTGCCGATATGTATGTAATATTATCATCCCAACTATTAACTATGTTATTATAAGTTAAATTATGAGCAAATGTATTTTGCCAAGTTTCATCTAAATCTTGAAGCTTCTTTTCGCCTAACTCATCTTTTAAGTTTCCCGTTTCACCAATTACAACAACCTCATAACGTTCGGTTAATAGGTTTACACTTTCAACATATAAATAGCCTTGTATTTGCGTTAAACTATCAACTTGTAATTCACATTTAGTTTTTTGGTAAATATTAAATGAACCTGTTGCTAAATTAACGTTATAAAGGTGGTTAAAGAATTTATTGTTTGTATCGGTAAATGGCAAGCTAAATGAATTACTTCTACTTGACTTTCTGCTGCTAAAATCTTGAACCTCTGAAACCTGAAAGTTTAAAGAAATATCTTCATCCGCATCAATATCTAAATAATTGGCTGCATCTGTTGATTGGTTATATGCTATAACTTGAATCATTAATTAACAAAATATTTTTTAATTTTCATCTATTTAATTTTGTGGGCTAATTTAAAAGTCAATTGTAAATTATTCAACTTATTATTTACATCCTGTTTAAACTCATAATCGGTATCGGTAATAATTACAGGTGTAAAATTCCCGTTTTCGTTTACAAATTGTACCTCTTTGCTCATTAATAATTCTTGCAACCATTCAAAATCCGAATCATTTAACCAATCTGAATTAACAGTGTATTGTTTATCTGCTTCAATCTTGTAAATGGTATCACCGCTTTCATATTGGCTGTAAGTATAAGACGCACCCGCCCCCCAATTTCCATAAGGCTTTCTAAATGTTTCTCTTTGAATGTTTAACTTTTCGGTGTGGGCTAACTCAAAGGTGTAATAATCCCAAGCACCTAAAGCATTAACCCAAGCTAATTGAATAGGTGAGTATTTTGAGCAGTCTGCAATATCAAATCTATAAGTTTTGGTAATATAATCGCCTGAATTATCAAAAATATTAATTGTGTAATAAGCCAAATTTGCTTGAGTGCTTGGCCTTATGCTTGTATTAAAACTTTGATCTTCTAAGTTTTGATAACCAATAGGAATAAATTGATATAACACCCCTGCATTTACAGCTGATTTAGTCGCCACAAAATTAGCCATTCCAATAGTTGCTCTTGTTATGTTTGCTGTGGATATTTGAGTGCCATCAGCTTCATAAAAAGTAATGCTATATCTTAAAGAAGTGCTAACTGCTCCTCTAAAATCACTTGCTAAAATTGCAGCCGTTTGATACTCACCTGCCCTTGTTTTAAGTCTTGTTGGCATATTTGTTAGCCATTGAATCTCGGTTGTATCATTATTAAATTCATAAATACCTGCTAAAGTTGGTGTTACTCCATCCTTAAATTGGTAAGTAGTGTTTATTGCTATAAATGAAGTTGTGGCTGCGCTAAGAGGTCTTTCAATAGGGTCTAATATGGAACTATCTGCATATTCTTCATAAACATCTATCTCAATAAATAAAGCCGTATCATCTCCATCTACCGTTGTAATTATTTTATGAATTTCAGTGCCTCCATCCAAATATTTAGTTTCAAAGTAGTCTTTAATTATTTGGTAAAGGTCAAAATGAACATAATCATTTGAGTTGGCTTGCTGTTTAACTTTTATAACCTCAACACCATTAACGTCTAACGTCATAACATACCTAAATTTAGGCTCTGATGTGTTGGTAGAAGATGCAGTTAATACTAACGGTTTTTGTAATGCCACAACATCATTAAAAGTATTTTGAATTGTAACTGCCATTATTTAAAGTTTTCTTTAATTGTAAAGTCTAATAATTTTTCCATTGATATTGCCAAAGCATCTTCAATTTTAGGTGTAAGTCTTTTGTATTTTAACTCAAATGCCCTTGTAAACCATTCAGAAGCTTCTATTCCTTTTTGAAATATTGATTTTCTTATTGCAAAAACGATTGACTTTCTTGAAATAAACCTACCTGATTCATCTCTTGTATCACCTAATCCTCTTCTTATTACCCACCTATCTAAATTACCTGAAGGTGGCATTTTATTTTTATAAGAAAAGGTAGTTTTTGATTTAGATTGTGCTGTTTTTGTTTTTGCATATGTACTTTCGCTACCTTTTACACCTAAATCCTGATAGATCCCATATTCAGGCATATTAATAACAAAACGAAACCCGTTTTTGTAACCCTCAAATTCATAATTAAGGCCATTGTATAACCCATTAGAAACATTCTTATCCTTTCGGGTAAGGTTTGAACGTGCCTCTTGTATTACCTCCTTGCCAAAGGTTTCAAAAGCCTGCTTTATTTCTTTGGTGTCAAACATTTATTATTCTGTTTCTTCTTGCTTTATTTCGGGTAATTCATTTACCACCTCTAAATCAGTTGAATATTTCTCATGTTTTAAAATATACCAACTACCTTCTATTTCAATAGGGTTTGCCCAATTATCATTAAACGGGTATTTTTCGCCATCTGAAACTAAATTATCATAGGCTTGGCATTCTTCTTTTATGTTTGATTTGTAATACATTAGTAAATAGAATAATAGTTATTTTGATTTTCCTTAATTCCTGATACTCTTGAATCATCATCATCAGTGTAAATTATCATTTCAGAAATATCCATTCTTGCAGCTCTTGATATACTAGGCACACCTGCCCAATTACCTATCGTTAAATATCTAGTGCTTGATGCGCCTGAAACATTTCTATTTTTTACGGCTAAATTATTTTCATAAACATCAACAACAGTTGTTCCATCAAAAATTGCGCTAAATAAGGCATGATTACTAAAAATAGTTAAAGCATCTCCTGATGTTGTTGCACCACCATTTCTAATTGAAAGAGTGCCGCCAAAAGCCCAATATCTTTTGTCTATACCAAACGCATCTGGTATTGATGGTGTTAATTGAAAATAAGTTCCATACGTCTGTCCTGTTGTAAAGTTTTTAAAATTAGCTAAATAAACAGATGTATTAGTGTTTAATGAGCCTAAATCAGCACTCAAATAATCTCCTGCCCCATCAAAATTTATATTAGGCAAGCCTCCAGCTACAATAACAACTCCGCTCGATACAATTTGAGGTTGGCTACTTGATGTTGTATTAATTGCATTTGCTGAATTACCACTTTGGTCATACCAAGTACGAACAAATCCATTTCCTGCCCCTACAAATGATAATAAACTTGTTGTATCTAAATCACCATTAGCATCAAATCCTATATCTTGTAAGGTATTGTCTGATGAACGCCTAACCTGAATTAAACTACCTTTATAAGTGGAAGATAAACGCCTAACAGAATAAGCGGCTGCTGCGTTTGGGTAGGTGTTTAAAAGACCAACAAAACCTCCACCACCACTTTGAAAATTACCAAATCCTAACCCTATCATGCTACATCATTAATTTTACCAACAATTATCCATTCATTTGCATCTATTTTTTTAATAGTTGCTCCACCCCATTGGGCTGTTATTGATGTTGACCCCCCTTCAACTCCGTTTAGAGTTACTCCTGTATCAGCTTGGATAGTTAATTGTTCTGCTGTTTTTTGTATAAAATCTATTTCTGTGCCTGTTGTAAATTCTACACTGTCATCTATTGGTATTGTTATAGTAGTGGCAGCACCAACATTTGTTGCTATTATAAAATATCCTGCATCATCTAAAGATAAGGTTCTACTTGTTTCAGTTTCAACAATTATTGCCCTTCTTCCATCTATTGCAGGATTACCTGTAATATCATTACCATTGACATCTAAATTACCACCGAGTTGTGGACTTGTATCTTCTACGACATTGTTAATAGAAACAGCTTGTACTCTAGAATCTGTGTAATAAAGGTTTGTGTTCTCAGGTACTACACTTGTATCAAGTGTTGTTGAAACTGCTTGATTAGAACCATTACCTAAGAATATTTTTCCGTTATTAAGATTTGGTGTGGCGTTTGACCTAAATGCACCTTGAACAAGTATAATATTTGGCGAAACAACCTTGCCAATTTTTTGAATTAAATTACCCTCTCCTGTTGGGGCTGTTTCTTGTAAAGCACCAAGACCATTAATATACAAATTTGCACCTGCTGTAAAACCATGCGCACTAAAATTAATTTTACCACTTACAGCAACTTGACCCTCACTACTTGGGTTAATGTTTTCTTTAACTATTCCCAATGCAGGCATTTTGTTGGCATCACTTGAATCTGCTAAATCTACATGAGGTTTATCACCGTTATTGCCACCTGTTAAATAAACCGCATCACCTTTGTTTATTGTGCTTGCTGTATTATTATAGACTCTGACAAATACTGCACCATCTAAATCACCTAAAAACTCCCCACTAACAGTAACACTACCTGTGATATCTATATTACCTGTTCCTGTAATATCGTTAGAGTTTAAATCTAAATTTCCGCCAAGCTGAGGCGTTGTATCATCAACTACATTGGCTAACTTACCATCAATTTGAGTTTGTATTGAACTAGTAACTCCATCTACATAATTAAGCTGTCTACTTGTTGCTGTTACCTCGTTTAATTTTGTTAAATCTGCTGCTGTAGCATTGCCTATGTTATTTCCGTTAAGGCGTAAATTACCACCTAATTGTGGACTTGTATCTTCTACGACATTTGTTAGTTTGCCATCTATTTGGGTTTGAATCGCTGATGTAACGCCATTCAAATAACCAAATTCCGTATTACTAACACCTGAATCTGATGTGTTTGGTACACTATCAATTAAATCTTCAAATTGAACTTGTGTTGGTTTGTCACCTGTTTCAAAGTAACTCTTAAGAGTTGTTCTTCCTTGTTCTGCCATTTTATTGTACTATAAATGTTGTGCCAATTTCCCAAACTCCGATTCCATCCGTAATAATACCTTTGGAAATTATTGAATCGTTGCAGCCTGTTTTAGCATATTTTACTGTTATATCTACACTTGCTGTCCATGCAAGCATTCTATCATTTTTATCTATTCTTGGTTGGCTTGGTGAAATGCTTATATCGTTACCAACTGAATAATCTTCATGGTTTTTAAATATATCACCGTTTATGAATTGCCCTACTACATCCTGAATAATATCAAACAACCTTGAATCAACTTCTAAGTCATCTGACCTATCTTCTTTAGGTAAATCAAACACTGTGATTAAAACTGTGAAAGTAACAAACCCTTTACCGCTTTGGCTTGTTTGTGGCTCAATTAATAAAGCAGGTAAGGCATCACTTTTAACATCTAATTGAATAGAATCACCATAGTAGAATGATGTTATTTGTGGGTGATTAGTTGCAAGTTCTTGAACTTCTTTAACTACCTTGTAAAGTGTTTGCATACCTTAATAACGAAATTTAGCGGGGTTTGTTATTTTTAATTTGTTTCACCTGCTGTTCTGCTTGGTCTTTTCGATACATCAAAAACATTAAAGCCTTTTCAATTGGTAGCTTGCCCGCCTCGTCTAATTTAAACACATCGTTATTGCTTAACTCAATTAGATAATGATACCAACCCCAATCTATGCTTCTGCTTGTTTGGAAAGTTTGTTTATCTCCTTTTGTGGTAAATAAGAAGCTAAAGTTATCAATAAGTCGCTTCTCAAAGTCCAAAAAAAAACCATCGCACCGTTTACGGCATCGCAAGGAAACTTTTCTTTAAACAGCTTTGGCCTGCCTTCTGTGCCTTTATACGGTTGCAACCTATACAAACCCTTTGACCTTTGAATTATTGGCCTGTAAAGCACCGCTAAAATATTATGCAGGTTTTCATTGAATCCTTTTTTCTCGTACTCTTGAATGTCGGCAAATTCGGCTGTTGTTATTTCTGAAAGGTTGCTGTGCATTGCGTACTCAACCCCATCAATTTTAACCACCTTGTGAAGTTGATTATTTGCAGTTGAAAACATATTCATTAACACTTCAAAAATCTCTTCTAACTTAGCTTTTGGTAGTTTTTCGATTTGGGTTAAATCACCTTTCACAAAAATCTTAATAACCTGAGTCATATACTCAACCTCGCTAACATCTTTCTTTTCTAAATCTGTTTGCAGTTTTAAAAAGTCTTGATATTGAAACAGTTTAATTTCAGTTAAAGATTCGGGTATTGTGAATTTAATCTTCATCACATTGATTTTGGTAAACCTTTTCAAATTCATCACGCCACTTCCTGATACAGCTGCCACAACTTGATGGCTTTAAATTGCGTTTAAATACGTCATTGTGTAACAGCCTTAAAGCCTCAATTGCATCACGTCTAACAGGGTCTTTGTAAAGATGCCCCCTAATCCTTGCATAAATACTTCTTTGTGCATCTGTAAGGCTTAATTTGTCTTTGTAGTATGGAAATAGTTTATTTAATTTCTCTTGCCTTTCGGCGCATCCGCAATCATCACCGACAACAGCTTTAACTACTCGGTCTATTCCCGTTGCTTTGGTTACTTTAGCGATGGTATCACCTAACCCTTTACTTTTTGGTCTGCCTCTTTTTGCCATTGGTTTAGTCTTTAATATGTTTTCTCAATTCTTTTTTTGCTCGTGTTATTGCGTTGTAAATGCTTCTTAAATTTATTCCTGTCTCTTCAGCCAAATCTCGCATACTTGAATCGCTTGAAACGTACTCGTTAAACAGCCTACTATCAAACCAATAAAGGTCTTTAAAGAAAAACCTAATGTGTTCAGCCAACTCCTTTTCCTCAATTTCATTTTTATTGTTACAATATAAGTCCACAAGGTTAGTAGAATATTCATGTTTAATTTTCTTCTTGCTATCTAAAAACAGTTGATTAAGCATACGTACACAAATAAATTTTAGTACGCCTTTTTCGTGTATTGCTTTTAGTTTAGTGTCATCATAGTTGTATAGCTTTATGTACATATTTTGTACAAGGTCATCAGCATTGAATTTGCTCTTGCATATTTTGTATGCTTTCTCTCTAAAAAATCTATCGTGTTTGATTGCTATCTCGGTTATGATTTTCACTCACCAAATTTAGTTAAATTCTTGAATATCAAATTTAATAAATTCTTTGCCTTTTTTTACTATCTCTTTTGTGACTTTAAGTTTGTAAAATCTGTTATCATTTATCAAGTATTTTTTTTGAATTAAATCTAATAATGGTTTTAAAGGGTTATCAATATCGCTTGCCTTGCTACTAACTCCAAATATCACTATTAAGGTTAATTTTTGGCTTTCGGGTATTGGTATTGACTTTAATTGAATAATACTATAATCAATCCAATCTTTATACTTCTGCGTTTTAAATCGTTTACCCTGCCAAGCCTCATTAACTGATAATGGTTTAATTTGAATTTCCATAAATTTCAATTTGTTCTTTGCATTTAAAAATTAGGTTTGTTTATTACTTGTTATATTCAATGTTTGTTTTCACCAACATTATACCCTTTCGCATATAATGTTGGTTATTATCATCATTTTATACCCTTTTGCGTATAATAAGCAACAAACACAAAATACAACAACACATAAACCACATTAAAACGATGGTTTATCTGCATCCGTTGGCAAACATTTAGAAACGCTTGCTTTTCATTGAAAGATAACTACCAATCAAACCGCCTAAAAGTGAACAAGCGACAATGGGCAAATATGACCATTCAAAGTTTGATATTATTTCGTGCATTGAAACTGCACCAATAGCGATTGAAACAAGCCAAGAAAGATGAACAAATGTTCCGCTTATTAAAACTTGTGGTGTGTTCTTAGCTGCTATTGCTTTCACGTTCCAAGTCCTGCAACCTATGAATATTAGTTGAGTGACAAAAACTATGATTGAATATTGAAGTACCATAAAAACAATTTGCCAACACTTCATAAAATTAAGCGGGAAGTGCAGGGCTTATTTACCGCTTGTGGCTCTTAATTAATTTATTTCGGGCGGACAATTCCGAGCCTTGAAAATCCCGCCTAATCTTATGCTTGAACGTTGTAAGTAATAAAATTTAAAACCCTCCCGCTTTTGCTTTTTCAAAGCAATTTAATTAAAAGCTGCATACACAGTTGTATTCTGTTTCGCCTCCAAAATCTATTTCATGCGTAAATGGTTGGTTT